TGAGCGCAAACACGCCGCTCGTCGCCGCGTTGTTCCAGTTGCCACCACGGATCGGGAGCCGTTTCAACGCGCGGCCCTTTCAGAGGGCTCACTCATGGACTTGATCCAGCCGCCCAACATGCGGCCGATCTCGTCGTTGAGCATTGCCCAGCACTCGTATTTTTTGAAGTCCAGATACCCCAGCGCCTTGGCCGTGCGCACCTGGCAGCGCAGCAGGTCAAGCTCTGCGTCCAGCTCTTGCAGCGTCGTCTTCTTGTGATAGCGCTTGTTGCACACCACGACGAGCCGCAACAACGCCCACATCGTGTGCCGGATCTCCGCGCCCAGGACGTGGCGCTCGATCTTGGGAAACTGGCGCACGGCAATGTGCCCGTACTCGATCATCGCCTCCACCTTCTGGCGAATGAGTAAGTCATCGGTGCGGACGGGTCGGTCGACGGAAAGTGCGCGGGACATGGGCCGGATGAAGGGGGCGGGCTATCGCCCGCCCCATCAGGTATCAGGATTCAGATTTCAGAGCACAAAAGCGGGGCGAGCGCCGACGCTCGAGCTGACGCTGGAGCGCACGAAGTTGAGGTAGAGCGCAAACACGCCGCTCGACGCCGCGATGTTCCAGCTGCCACCACGGATCGGGAGCCGCTCGCCGGTCACGTCGATCCAGAAGCCGTCGCCACCCAGGCCGGTACTGGCGACCGGGAACAAGCCGTGACGCCGCAGCACTTGCAGTGCAGTCGCACCCACCGGCGTGGCGCCCGGATTGGTCATGCCTTCGAAGCTCGAGCCGGATGCGCGCACCAGGGTGTAGTTGGCGGTGCCGCTGAGGGCGTAGCGCACCGAATTGGGCGTGGTGGGCGCGTAGTCACCGCCGGCAATGGAGCCGGTGAAGGTGGGCGTGATCAGCCCGCCCGTGGCGCCATCGATGGCTTTCCATGCGGCAGACGTTGCGCTCAGATCTGCTACGGCGGCCGCGGCATCGTTGTTCTCGATGACGTGAATTTCGCCGGCGACCACTCGCATGCCGGGCGACCACTCCCAGACGTTGCCGTTGAGATCCGCGATACCGAACGGCGTGTTGTCGTGGCGCCAGCTCGCCGGGCCGGAGCCGGTGAGTGTGCGGGCATTGCCGCTGGCGGTTCCGGGCTCTACGCCATCCTGACGCACGCCCACTTCCGTGCTGAGGTCGCTGCTGCGGCCATAGGCGGTGTTGCCCCGGGGCTGATACCCATTCCGCCAACACCAGAGCGCGAGTGCGGCGTACTCCACGTTGGTCATGAGGTGCCAGCCGAGGCCATTTGCGCGCACGAGCGATACAGCCGCGTCGAAGGCGATGCTATTGATCGGATCAACGCCGGGCAGACTCAGCATTTCCGCATTGCGAGCCACGCCGATATGCTGGCCGATGAAGAGCTGCGCGCGCTCGACCCCGCCGACGATGAACGCTGGATGCGTGCCGGAGCCCAAGCCCGGATCGATCGATTCGAGCGTAAATTTCGGGACCACGACCATGTGGCACGGCTGACCTTTGGCGGTGTAGAGCACGGTATTCCGACCGCCGCTGGCGGATTCGACCGCCCGGCGCAGCGTATCGGGGACAGAGATGGTCAGCGGCATGGTCAGTCTCCTTGCGTGGCGGCTTCGGCCATCGCGACGTCGCGGGCGAGCGCTGCGTCGAGGTACGCCGAATACAGCAGCGTGTAGGCGTCGCGGTGCGTGGCCATTGCCCCGGTGAGCTCGCCGGTCATCGGGTCGCGCAGCGGGATCGGACGATCCGGGTCGAACGCGGCGACAACGCTGCCAGCCGGGGTGGAAATCTCACGGCCACCATCGAGCGCGACGATGCGCTCTTCGTCGAAGCGCACGCTGGGAGCGGTGTTGCGGCGATTCTCAATGACGATCTGGTGGCAACGCTGCCACGCGTGGCCGGAGATCTGGGATTCGTTGTAGTCAGGCATGACGGGTCCTCGAGGGGTGGGATTACCAGGACGCGAGCGCCACGCGGCGCCACGTATTCGTTGCGGTGCAGACATAGAGGTAGCTGGTGTCCCAGCACACCTCGCCCGCGTTGCCAGAGGCGGTCGCGCTGGCCGGCGTCCTGGCCGTACGCACACGGATCTTGTTGTCGTTGACGTCGAGCAAGCCGGAAGGCGCAGTCGTGCCGAGGCCGAGGCGCCCCGAAGCGTCGACACGCATGCGCTCGATGCCGGCCGTAGCGAGCGCCACGGTGTCGGCTGCGGGGAACAGCACGCCGGTGTTGCGATTGCCGGCGGGCGACAGCGCGGGCTCTGCAGCGCTGCCGGCGCGCAGGATCACGTCGCCGCCGCTGATCGCTCGAGCGGTGACGCCGACCAGGTCGAGCAGGTGCGCCAGCGCGAGCGCGGTCAGCTCCTCCCGGCTCGTGCCGCGGCTGCGCCCCAACGGGTCGGCCACATCGGCTGCGACACTGCCGGCCACGTCGATGGCGTAGGCGATAGCGCCGATGAGCTCGGCGAGCACTTGGGAGTTGTCCGCGACGCCGAGACCGGCGAGGGCTTGGTCGCGGGCGTATTCGGCCTGTGCCTTCGCCTGTGCTGCCCCGGCGGCGTTGGCCGCCGCATTTGCGAGCCCGTTCGCCATCGCGGCGCTGTAGTCGGCCGAGACGGTGGCCTGCTTGGCAGTCACGTCGACCTGCAGTGCATTGGCTTCGGTGACAAAGGTGGGTAGCGCAGCAAGCAACGCATCGGCCTGGTCGGCAAATGCGCTGGGAGATGCGGCGCGGCTGGGCGGTGTGGGGAGTGCGGAGATTGGCATTAGACGAGGCCCTCGATTTCAATGACGCATTCGGAATAGTCGGGATAGGCGATGACGACGTCGAAATCCCGGAAGAATCCGTAGAGCACCGTGCTGGCGTAGCGCTCGGATCCGATATAGACGGCCGGCGTTGCGCGCAGCGCAGCGAGCCGCTCCTGCAGCACGTCGACGTCACCCGCATCGAGCATGAGCGACCAGCGCGCGCGCTTGGAGAACGCCCGCTCGACAATGGCGACGTTTCCCCAGGCGTCCCGCTCTTTGCGGCTGTAATCCTGGATGCCGATCGAGGCGCCCATGTGCGTGCCACCCAGCGCGACGTACTCGTGCAGGCGGCCGACGATGCAAGCCCCGAGTGATACGGTCTCGGCAGGCCCGCCCTGCAGCGTGACTTCGAGTTGGGCGGCGCGATAGGTGGGGAGATCGAGCGCGATCGAGATGGTCTTCAAGCGGATTGGCTCGAAGAAATACGTCCACCAGTCGATTACGTTCGCGGGGTCGTAGAGCGACCATGCCCGGTCGTAGACGACCCCCTCCGCGGCGTCGATCATGCGGACGCGGACAGTGCTGGCGTTGCCGATGTTGAGCAGCGCGAGCGCGTTGACGATGCCGGGCGTCAAGGTATAGGCGATCTGGCCGAGGGCCGAGGTGACGCTGCCGACCTTCTCATCAAACGCACGCCAGCGATTGGTCGCGCCGAGATCGAGCCATGCGTCCGGGTTGGTTGCGGGGGCCTTGCCGACATTGCCGGATTGGGCCTCGTATACCTTATGTTCGGCCGCAACGATGACGCGCTCGCCGGCGGTGTAGGCGGTGCCTGAAGACCACTCCGGATGATCGGTCTCTGGAATCGAGCTGGAGACCATCTGCGGCGGCGTGATCCGCACAGGAGCGATGATCTTCATGGCGTGGTGGCCTCGGTGAGCATGGCATTGCCGCCATTGGTGACCATCGTGAGGGTGCGGCTGGTCTCGTGCGTGTGCCGGGCGGTCGCGGCGCTGGTCGCTCTGAGCTGCACGAGCTCGGCGCGCAGTGTGCGCAGCTCGGCGAGCAACGCCCCCATGCCTGGAACTTGGGCATGCACGCCGAGCCGGCCGCCAATGCTGGTGAGCGGCATGATGGCCTCGGGCCCCGCCTCGCCCATCAAGCCCGTTTGAAATGCAGTCGGACGCGACACCACCGTGTTGGTGAAGACGCCGCCGGCGGCGAACGCCGGCACCGGGGCGCCCTGGATGGCGGCGATCACGGCGCGGAGCCCGTCGAGGGTGGCGTCTCCGGTCTCGTAGATCGCGTCGGAGATGATCTTTTCGGCGCTCAGGGCTGCCGACTGGATGGCTGCAAGGCTGCCGTCGATCTCGTTCAGCAGCGCCAGTGAGGCGGACTCGTAGTTCACCGGGGCTTCGCTCTCGAGCAGTTGCGCGACCGCCGTGCTTTGTGCGGTCATCTTGGCGGTCAGGCTCAGCCAAGCGCTGCGACTCGACGCGGAGTCGGCGAGCGATGCAACGAGCGGCGGCAGTAGGGCTGCCATCTTGTCGGCGTAGCCGGCGCGCACAGCGCCCTGCGTGGACAGCGCCATGCTGTAGTGGCGGTCGAACTCGGTGCGCTGCGCGCGCAAGAGTTCGTCCGGTGTCATCTGCGCCCGACGGACATCGGCGACCGCGTCCCGGAGCCGGGTTGCGCTGGCTGCGAGCGTTTCGGCAAGTGCGCGCTGGCTCTCGTAGTACCGCACCGTCTCTTCGCGCAGCGCAGACAGCCGGTCTACCGCCACGCTCGCGTCGGCTGCATAGGCGCGCAGGGCACGCCCATATGCGTCCTGTTCTTTGAGCAAGGTCTGCTCAGCGGCCGCCTGGGCGGCCTTGGCTGCCTCGAGTGCGCCCGTGGCGCTGTGATGATTTGCGGTCGCGCTGGCCAGCGCCGCCGACGCTCTATCGAGCGTGGCCTGCGCCGAGGCGATCGCGGCGTCGCGCGCTTTGAGTGTCGCGTTGCCGCCGCTGAGCGAGCCGACGAGGTCTCTGTAGAGCTGACCGCTCTTCAGCTCGTTGAGCCCGCCGAGCTGCTTCATGTTGGTGAGCGAGATCTGCGCAAACCCGGCCAGCCGATTGGTGGCCGGGTTGTACGCATAGGCGTCATTGCTGAATTGCGTCGGTCCGGACTTTGCGTTCGCGTAAGCGCCGTAGGGCGCGAGCAACTGGTAGAGCTGCGCGGCCTGCGACTGGTAGTAGGCGATCGCCGCGCTGCGGTCGTCGTGGCGGGCGGCGAGGCCCGCAGCGGCTGTGTCGCGTGCGGAGGTGGCGGCGCCAACGCTGGCCTGGGCGCGATCGTAGGCCAGTGCGGCCGAGTTGGTCTTGTTGTGGGCCACTCCGAGCGCGGTATTCGCGGCAATCGCGGCGGCGGCGCTCGGCAGGCTGACCTGAGAAGCGGCAATCGCAGCGGCGATTTGCTGGGCAGTCATGACCTTTGGCCCGCCGGCGATGGACTGCGCACTAGAGGCGACGTCGGCGCGCGCAGATTGGATCTGCTGCAGCACGTCGTTCAGGGCCGAGGCTGCGGCCTTCGCCGCTTCGAGCGCGGCGGTGGCGGCGTCGGCGGCGGCGCGCGCTGCAGCGTCGGCGACTTCGACGAACGCGGGCACGAGACCGAGGAGCTGCGCGCGCATGCGCGCTCCGGACTCGGTGGCGGCGTCTTGCGCGTCGATGAGTGCACGCATCTGGTCGCGGGTGTCCGGCATGACGACGCCGAGTTGGGCGAATGCGTCGCTCAGTTCGCGGCCGCGACGGGCTGCACGCTGCTCGTCGGTGTAGAGCTGATCGTACAGGGCGCGCTGCGCCGCTTGCAGCTCGGCGAAGGCTGGGGCGAGCGCCATGAGCGACTGATAGGCTTGCTGGCCGCCCGAGGTGGTCACGTCCAGGCTCTGGATCAGCTTGCCCAGGGCCGCAGCGGTGGTGGGGATTGCACCCAGCGCCAGGGCATTCAACTGGCGCACCAGCGATGCTGCAGATTCTGCCAGGGCATGACCGGGCAGCGCGGTGGCGGCGAGGGCGGACTCGACCTGCTGCATGCGCGCGAAGGCGGCTTCCAAGGCTTCGCCTTCGCGTTGCAACAGGTTGGCGCGCTCGATGGTGGCGGTGTCGTAGCCGGCGACCAACAGGTTGAGCGTGCTGACCAGCTCGGCGGCGTCGCGGGCTGTGCCGCGCATGTCGGTCTTGGCGCTGCGCCACGCCGCGACGGTGGCGGGCGGCAATGTGCCTTCGTCGATCAGGTCGTCGAGCATGCGCTTGACCGCGTCTTCGCCAGCGCCGTAGTTGAGGGCATTGCCGCCGTTGGCAACGCCTGCGCCAGGCGTGCGGAAGCCGAGCGTTCCTTCGGCGCGGTCGATTCTGAGGCGCATGCCGTCGCGGGCGCCGGTCATCGCGGTGATGCTGCTGGCGACGCCGGAAAGCCCCGCAAACCCGCCGACGAGGGCCGCCAACGCGGCGGTGGCGTCACGCTGTTGTTGTCCGGGGTCCTTCTTGCCGGTCATCGACCCTACACCGAACGTCTGCGCGGTGGTCGGGTCATAGGATGCCCAGCTGGTCTTGTCCGACGGCTTCTTGTTGCCCAGGCCGAACAGGGATGCGACGGCGAGACCGCCGGCGATCCACGGCAGCGCGGCGCCGAGCGATGCGCCCAGGCCGAGGGCCCCGCCGGCGCCTGCGGTGGTGGGGCCGGCAAGCCCGGCGGCAAGCGTGCTGCCCTTGAGGCCGGCGCCGAAGGCGGACAGTGCCGACGAGCCGAACAGGCTGCCTGCCGAGGCGGCGAGCCCGCCCAGCGACGCGGCGGTTCCCCCGGTAACCGCGCCGTACAGCGTGTGCAGGTTACTGGCCGCGCCGAGGGTATTGCCGAGGGTGCTGCCCTGCCCTGCCCCGCCGAAGCCCATGGCCCCGGTAATGCCGCCTGCGATCGGCTGCACGATGGCCTGAATGACGGGGCGCAGGACCATGGTGCGGAACAAGCCTTCGATGTATTCGGCGCCCGATTGGCCGCCTCTCATGAGGGCGTCGATCAGGGCGTCTTCGATGGCCGCGGCGGTGCGCTGCCACTCGTGCGCGGCGCGGCGGGCATTGTCTTCGGCGGCGGCGCGTGCCTCGATGTTGGCTTTCTTCTCGGCCGCGGCGCGGGTGAGCTGGGCTTGCTGCGAGAGTTCGTCGGCGGCAGTGCGGCGGGCGGTGGCCAGGTCGCGGTAACTGCGGGCGATGTCGGGCAGCAGGTTGCGCAGGTCGAGCAGTGCGGCGGCGGCGTCGAGCTCGGCGGCGGCGTGCACTTCGGCGGCGGCGGCGGCGTCGAGCTTTTCGGCGCTGTAGGCGGCGAGCTGGCGGGCGCCGAGCCCGAGGGTGTCGAGTTGCTCGCGCAGGCCCGCGGTGGTGCGGGCCAGGCCGGCCAGATCGGCGGTGGCGCTTTTGCCTAGGCTGTCGCGCCAGGCCGTCATGACCTTTTCGGCCTGCGCACGGGCGCGCTCGGCTTCGTCGGCGTAGCGCTTGTTGGCTTCGGCGGCTTCTTCGGCCTCTTTCTTCGTGTTGACGTGGCCCTTTGCCATGCGGGCAAGGGCGTCGGAAAGCGCGGCGGAGGCCGCG